ATGGGTACACTCAACGACATGGGGCGAGGCTCTTGGTAAAGGCCATAAACCGCGGACAAAACAGGAGTATATCGCCAATTATCTGGGCTGGGTTTATGCCTGCGTCAAATTGAATGCGAATGGTGTGGCCTCTGTCCCGCTGAGGCTTTATGTGGCGAAACAGAAGCGCGGAAAGGCGTTCGAAACCGTAACGACACGGGCCATAAGCCGAAGACGCTACAAGTGGCTTTCCTCCAATGCGGCCCTTGACCGATTTCTCTCAAAGGCTGATGAGGTGGATGAAGTGACAGAGCATGCCTTTCTCGACCTCATGACGAATGTCAACCGCTACCACAACAGCCGCGATCTCAAATACATGACGAGCATGTTCGGTGATTTGACGGGCGAGTCGTACTGGTATCTGATAAGGGACGATGAAGGACGCCCCCGCCAGATATTCGTAATGCCGTCTCAATTTGTGAATCCCATATACGGCAAGAGCCTGGATAAGGCTATTGCGGGGTATCTCTATAAGCAGGGCAATACGGAGATTGTGCTAAAAGAGGATGAGGTGTTGATGATTGCAGACCCTAGTCCTCATAATATTTTTGCCGGATTTTCCTGCGTTCAGGGCACCAGTGATGCGGTCTATATTCAGAGTCAGATGAATGCTTTTGAGGAGGCACTCTTCGAAAACAGGGCGAGGCCCGGCGGTATGCTGGAGACGACAGAGCCGATAGACCAGGCGAGCAGGCGGCGCATGGAAGAGACGTTTAAGCAAAAGTTCAAGGGATCCCAGAAGGCGGGCAAGACACTCGCCCTCCCTCGCGGCATGAAATTTACCCGCGACTCTATGACGCCCGAGGAATTGAGCTATATCGAGGGGCGAAAGCTCAACAGGGAGGAGATATGCGCCGGGCTGGACGTACCTCATGCTTTATTCAATCCTAACAGCAACAGGGCAAACTCTGAGAATGCTGAAATCATCCATGCTAAATACGGCATCCTTCCGCGGTGCCGCCGGATAGAGCAGAAGATAAATGAGAGGCTCCTCCCTATGTATGGGAATGAGGAGAACATGCTTTTCTGCGTTTTTGACGACCCGGTACCGGAAAACCGGGAGCTATTACTCGAGGAGCGGAGCAAGCATGTCTCTATCGGTATCATCACCCGTGACGAGGCGAGAGCGCAGATAGGCGAGGATCCGAGGGGCGGAAATGCCGATGAGCTTCTTGTCGATAACCGTCTCATCCCGATTGATGAGGCTGAGAAGCAGGAGCCGCCGTCATTCGCACCCGGAGGTGGCGGGGGGAATGAGGACGAGGATGAGGATGAAGAGGCCGAGCGCATGGCCTTGAGGGCGAAAGATAAGCTGAGAGACCTTCTAGATGCGCACTCATCGTAATCCCATGAAGACCTATTGCAAGCATTGCTATCCCATAAAAGGCATATACGGCATATTTCATCCGCTGGGCGAGAAGGTCTTATGCCCTAACTGCGGACGTATCGTCCCGAGAGGCTTACTCATGGTTGAGGTGAGGATACACAGATAATGCCGATAAAGTTTCATGGCGAACCGCTTCACTATCAGGACTTCCCGAATGAGGGCGTAATTGAGATAGAGGGCATCCGCTATGATCATGACTTTTTCAGGAAGCTGGGCTGGGAGATGCGCCTCAATAAGCCGTTCGTAATAGTTAAGCGGGATAATGGCGTCATCAGCGTGGAGAGGGTGAAAAGTGATTGATTCTGATAAGCTCGCCGAGCAGATTGCCAAAGACTATCTCTCTGATCAGTGCATCAGAGGGCTGGCGTCTGAAATTAGTGCGGCCGTGTTGGATGAGCTTGAGGGTGAGGAAGTGAAGCGGGAGAAGTATTTTGCCGCCTACTACAAGAAGCTTGAAACGCATGAGGTAAAATTCGCCGATATGGTGCGGCGGCATTGGATGCGGCAGGAGAGAATCATAATCGCCAACCTTAGAAAGCTTAAAAAGGCGCATATGCAGAAAGACGCCATTGATAACGTCCTGCCTCCGAAAAAGGAGCAGGAGAAAAAGCTTGCCGAGGAAATGAAAGCCCTGCTTATCGCCATCATCTCTGAACTGGGACAGGAGGCTTTGGACGAGATGGAGCTTGCCATAGCTTTCGATGTAACAATCCCCGAGGTGCGGCAATGGGTGGATGGATATGCGTTCCAATTTGCTGAGAAGATCGAGGCTGACAGCATTGACAAGCTGAAACGGGTGATAGGCGATGCGATGGAGGAAGGCAAGACTATTCCCGAGATCATAAAAGATTTACGGGGACAATTCGATGACTGGTCAAAGTACCGGGCTGAGATGGTGGCAAGGACCGAAGCGAACAGGGCGAGTACAAGGGCGAACCTTGAGGCGTGGCGGCAGTCGGGGGTTGTAAAAAAGAAGCGATGGTATGCGAATCCTGATGCATGCCCGTTCTGCAAGCCGCTTGACGGCAAGATTATTACGCTTGAGAAAACATTTTTCGAAAAGGGCGATACACACACGGCAACTGTCGATGGCAAGAAAAGGACGATGAAATTGAACTATGAGAGCGTAAAGGGGCCGCCCTTACATCCGTTCTGCCGCTGTTCGCTATTGCCGCTTACGAAGTGAATGATATTCCATCAGAGCCGAGGTCGAAGCAGTCGAGACGCCGTCCTGTCACGGCGGAGAAAGCGGGTGCAAGTCCCGTCGGTTCTGCTGGGGTTTCAATTCGGCAAGTTGGCTACTAACCCATTTGGACGACTCCAGGGGTTTTAATGAAGAAGGGGGCAATGGTGCTCGCCGGGCCGCACAGTGAGCGACCCGGGTAGCATGCCGAACACCATCGCCCCTCGATTTGTTATTCGCACTAATTTTAATCCACTCCCTGTGCACAGGAGAATTTAATGAAACAATTTACAACAGAGCGATATAAGCTTGTTGACATAGATTTGAGTCTTGCGAGGTCACTCGCTCAAAAGCTACACCGCAAAAAAGAAGATATCGAGTTTGTCAGGAAGTTTTACGCCTCTGATAAGACCGATAAATCCGATAAAGAGAAACGCACTGTCGTCTCTTATATCAGCACGAATACCGTTGACCGGGACCAGGAAGTCCTGCTTCCCGACGGTTTGCGCAAAGATCATTATGATGCCAGTGGCGGCCCTGTGTTCTGGGGCCACTCATACGGCGATCCTCAGAATGTTGTCGGGCAGAACCTGTGGATTAAGCCCGATAAAGACGGCAAGGGTCTCATAGCGAAGACCGCATTTCGCGATACTCAATTCGCCGACGATGTCTACCGCCTTTTTACAGAGGATATTGCAGGTAAAGGCCCGGTTTTAAAGGGCTGGTCAGTCGGATTCATCCCGCTCGATTGGGAGGACGGTAACGGGCAGAAAGGAAGCCCGAGGCGGACGTATAAGGAATGGGAACTGCTCGAATACAGCGCCGTTCCTATCCCCAGCAACCGCGAGAGTCTCACGCTGATGTATGAAAAAGGGCTGCTCACGTCGAAGCAGTTGCAAAAGGATTTCGAGATTGAGACGGATAAAGCCGAGACATATGAGTGCGAATGCATCGAATGCGGGCACAAGGCCACCTTCGACGAGCACTGCAAGGATGTGAAATGTCCCGAGTGCGGCGGTGAGATGAGACGCGCGGAGCGTCCGGGACCGGGACGCAATATTGATATTGAGGTAGAGAAGGCCGGGACGGACGATGAGATTGAGATCGTCCATAAGCCTGAGACGACAGACGATTATCACCGCATCCCTGTCTCTGAGGGGCATGAAAAGCATAAGATTCGCACCATGACGGTGGCGGCCAAAGAGGGGATCAAAGGATTATATTGCGTAGACTGCAAGAAGATAATCACCTACCTGTTTGACAAAGATAAATGGACGATGGAAGAGGCAAGGACATGGGTAGACGAGCATAAGGATGTTATACCAGAAGAAATGAAGCTCATTGGCGATCTGACTGATGAGGTGATAGATGAGGATCTGAAGATTGACAGCCATGCAGACCACGAGGAATTCAAATCCCTGGTAAAGGAAATTCGCGAAGAGATTGCAGACCTCAAAGAAGGCCGCGTCCTGTCATCCAAAAATCGCACGCTTGTGAAGGAAACGATAGACGCGCTGACAGACCTTAAATCACGCCTCGAGGAGCTATACCATGCCACAGAGCCGTCACAGCAGGACGATGAGAAACATATTGACATTGACGTTGAACCGAGCGGCACAGAGATTGAGATAGAGACTCCGTCTGATATGCACGCCGTAATCGATGAAATAATAAAGGAAGCTCTCTCCGGTGAGAGCCTCCGTAAAACCATACGCAAAACCATTGACGTGGAGCGCAAAAAGCTTCTGGGAATAGTGGAATAAAAGATGCCCAGGGGGAGGATATGAAACTCAATCTTGGCAGCGGTCAAAATCCTAAACAGGGCTATGTCAATGTCGATAAATACGGCACGCCTGACGTGCTCCATGACCTCGAGACCTTCCCCTGGCCATGGAATGATAATAGCATCGGCGAGGTCCGCTTAAGCCATGTCCTTGAGCATCTCGGCGAGTCCGCAGGCGTTTACCTGCGGATATGGCAGGAGATATACCGCGTATGCTGGCCGGATGCCAAGGTTGAGATATATGTGCCGCATCCCCGGCATGATGATTTCATCGATGATCCGACTCACGTGCGGGCTATAACGCCTAACAGCTTATGGCTTTTCTCAAAACGGCTGTGCCGGTTGTTTGACGAGGAGCATGCCGCTAATAGCCCGCTTGCCCTGTACCTTGATGTGGACTTCGAGATCGTTAGGACGCGTCAGGCGTTGGATTCACCGTGGCGGGAGCAATTTGAGGCGGGCAAGATAAGCACTGACGAGCTTAATGAGGCGGTAAAGCGATATAACAATGTTATCAAGGAAACAGAAATCATTTTAAAAGTGGTAAAACCATGTCTGACATAACCTGTCCCGCCTGTGGCAAGGCGGCGCGTCTCAAAGACAGGCCTGCTGAAGCGAGTATCCGGTTCGAATGCCCCTTTTGCCACACCTGGTTTAGCATCACATTCGATAACGGAGTTGACGGGGCGAGGCGGGCGTATGAATTAGCGAAGGATACCGATGACCAGGAATTATTGATTTAGGGAGGTAGCGAATGACTAAAAAAGATTTTTCATCCATAGAATCCCTTGACAATTGGGTAAAATGGCAGTTTTTCAGAGGCGAGCTAAAGTGGTCCTCACAAGAGACCGCCTATGAGATGGACGTGAATGAGCGACGGCTGCTCGAATGGGTCGATCACCGCAAGGCGGCGATGCAGAAGGTCGCTAAATCGCAGATAAAGAAGGTGGAGAAGCTAAAAGAATCCTTACGGCAGAAATATGTCACAAAAGACGAGGCGAAGCGTGAGGTCGAATTCGATATCAAAAAAGCCGTGAAATACCTTGATGACGGGTTAAGTATTAAAGAGATAGCGGATAAATTCAACATCAAATATGCCGACTTTATTCTGGCGTGGAACAAAAAAATTCAGCTTTTAAACAACGAATGGCGGCGTCAGAACCGCTGAATGATTCTCTCTGCTCTGCTCTCGCAGCAGGGCGAAGACAATCACGCCTGTGAACGACAGACAGGTGCGCTCTCTGTAACGGAGAATATTAGGCTGCCGCCCTGAGCGGTGGAGATTGCGGTAGATCAATCAGCCGATCTCAGAAGGCAGTTGGAGATATAAACCTGCCCGAATCCGGGTAAAGCAGAAAACTCCCCTTAGTGTCGGAATCTACACACAGGTGAAACTATATATTTTTTAATGAAAGTAACAGACAACGAATTTACGAATCTGGTCAAGGAGAAAATTGGCGAAGAGGCAAAAGAAACAGTTGCGCAGATCCTCAAAGAGCAGGTATCCGAGTACGTAAAAGACGAACTGAAAGAGCACCTTAACGAGGCTGTTGATAAAGCTAAAGAGGCTATGCCCACCCCTTCTCCCGAGATGAAAGAAGCGGAGAAAAAGGCTGCCGAGTTCGACTCAGGCGCCGAGTTCCTAAAATCCGTTTACATTGCACGCACGAGGCGGCAGGTTGATCCGAGGTTGACATATATTGACAAGCACGGTGTGCAGAAAAACATACCTGAACCTGAAGTTGAGTCGAAGACTGCCGGACACATGGAGATTGGCGAGGACAGCCAGGGCGGATTTCTTGTACCTGAAGTATACCGTAGCGATTTGAAACAGATTGCCCTTGAAAATGCAGTCGTCAGGCCTCGTTCTACTATCATCCCCATGACCTCAGATTCGGTGAAAATACCGTACGTTGACGATACCTCCCATGCCTCCACGGTATTCGGCGGGGTGTCGGCGACGTGGACGGCTGAGGCTGCCTCTAAGTCGGCTACAAAGCCTACTTTTGGGCAGATGGAATTGACCCCCCATAAGCTTGCGGGCATTACCTATGCTTCTGATGAGCTTCTTGACGACAGCATGATCGCTCTTGCATCGCTTATAAAGAAGATGTTCGGGGCGGCCTGGGGGTATTTCGAGGACGATGCTTTTCTAGTGGGGACCGGAGCCGGTCAGCCCCTGGGGATTCAGAACTGCGGTTGTACTATCAATAACTACCGCAACACGGTCAACAGGGTTCTGATCGAGGATTTGGCTGAGATGTATATGCGTATGCTTCCCTCGTCTCACGGCTCTGCCTACTGGGTTGTTAATCCTACCATCATCCCCGAGCTTATCGAGCTTGGCAGCGGAAACGCCGCCGACGCCTCCGGTAAAAGGCTCGTGTGGATAGACAGGGTACAGGACGGCCTGGTATGGCGGATTTTCGGACGCCCGGTTCTTATCTCAGAGAAGATGCAGGCTCTGGGCACACAGGGCGATATTGGCTACTACGATTTCCGGTACTACCTTATCGGAGACCGCCAGCCTATCACCATTGATATGTCCAAGCACGTGGCCTTCACCACGGATGAGACCTGCTGGCGATTCGTTCTTCGGGTAGCCGGACAGTGCTGGCCGCAGAGTGCTCTGACAGTAAGACGCGGCGGGACTACACAGTCACCGTTCGTGCAGTTGGCCGCAACTACGAGCTAATAGAGGAGATACAACATGAGTAACGTACATAAATTCACACAGCACTACCGGACGATTGCGGGCGACATGAGTTCTGAGCTTGGGGCGGAGGGTAGCGATTATATCGCTACGCCGACCTATGCGAATATGGCCAACTATGACCTGGTCGTAGGCATTGGCGAGGTGTCAAATGTTGTCTCGGGACAGGTGGTAACCCTTCAGATGTATGAGGCTACGGACTCTACGGGCGGAGGGGCGCAGACCATCTCGGGCGCAAGCGATACCTACACTTCTGCCGCGCAGGCAACCAAAGACCTTCTCATCTCTCAAGTGAGGGGGGAGGATCTGACTGTTGCTTCCGGGTATCAGTACGTGGGAGCGCGACTCACCACGGGTGATGCCGATGGGAGCGAAATTGCCAGCGTATGCCTTCTTGAAGGGCGTGCCAGGTATAAACAGGCCACGCTGCCTGCCTAATCCGGTGGCGTAAACTGAAACCACGGGGCGGGGCCACCTTGTTTTTGCGAAGTGGCCCCCGCCCTTTCTTATGGGGAGGATGTATCTATGAAAATTCTCTGGAATAGCTCTGTGCCCTTCGGTAATTCCGGCTACGGCACTATAAGCCGTGAGATCGTAAGGCGGCTTACAGCAGAGGGCCATAAGGTGGCAATCCCTACGAAACATGCTTTCTGGGGCCGCGTCGAGTGGGAAGGCATAGAGGTGTTTGAGGGCATAAACTCCCGCTATATCGGAAACATCATAAAGCGGGACGGCTACGATTACATCATAAGCATGTGGGATATCTGGCTCATGTCAGAGAAGCGCCATTATCCCCATGATAAATGGATTGCGTACTGTCCCATTGATACCGAGTGGATAGCGAAGCGCTATAGCGACGTGCTTCTCGGCATGGACTCGCAGATGCCCGAAAATAAGGGGCCGGGCATAGTTATTGCCATGTCAAAACACGGCTCCCGCGAGCTTCAATCCATCGGGCTTGACCCGCTCTATGCTCCTGTGGGCGTACGGACGGATATTTTCAAGCCTGATAAGGAAGCCAGGGCGACGTACCGGAAAAATTTCAAATGGCCCGATGATGTTTTTGTGGTCGGCTCTGTAGGCCTTAACTACAAGGACGACCGCAAGGGCTTCATCGACCTTATGGTGGCGTTCAAAGAACTCACCAAGCGGCACTCGGACGTTAGGCTGTACCTGCATACGCACGCTGAGGGAGCGAGGGAAAACACGCTCAACTATACCGTGGTGCTGAATAATCTCGAATTATATAATTACGTGCTTTTCGGCCCCCAGGAGGCGATAGACCAGGGGACGATAGGCCAAGAGCAATTATCTAAACTATATAACACTTTCGACGTCTTCTGCCTTCCTACCAAGGGCGAAGGTTTCGGGCTTCCCATTGTCGAGGCCGCCTCGTGCGGCATCCCCGTTGCGACCACCGCCACCACGACAGGACCGGAGTTCCATAAGGCCGGCGTTGTGACGTGGCTCATCGACATAGACTGGTTGACCAACGGCTCCTGGATGCCGACCAATACGTGGCGCTACGAACCTAATGCGAGCCAAATCCTGAAACAGCTTGAGGCGGCATACAACTTCTGGAAGTTCGGCGATTATACAAGCCTGAAACATGACGTGCGAAAAGCAGCGCTTCAGTATGACTGGAATAAGGTATGGCCGAAGCACTGGCAACCGATACTGAAGACGCTTGAACAAAACAAGGGGAAAAACAAGTGATTAAAGATAAAACGAATGGATTCAATTCGTTCGGTGAATTTCTGGTGAAAGTGAGAAAAGCCTGTGACGGAGAAGGACTCCCCGATAGCCGCCTCATGAAAACTGCGGGGCACATGGAAATCGGAGAAGACTCCCAGGGCGGCTTTCTCGTGCCAGAGAAATATGCCGATGATATATTCAATGCGGCGTTAAAGGATGCCTTGGTGCGTCCCAGGGCGACGGTGCTGCCCATGAGTTCCGACTCCCTCAAGGTGCGGGTACTCAAAGACAGTGACAGGAGTTCCGGCATATTCGGCGGCATTACATTCAAATGGGTGTCTGAGGGCACTGATAAATCATCCGCATCCTATATCAGTAAGCCTGCGCTCGCGCAGCTTGAACTGACGGCGCATAAACTCGTAGGCGGCATGTTCGCCTCGAATGAGCTTGAGGACGATTACGGCAAATTCGGCTCTTTCATGACGCAGGCGTTCGGGCAGGCGGTGCGGTTTGTCGAGGATGACTACTTCATTAACGGCACGGGTGCTGGCCAGCCTTTGGGTATTATCAATTCGGGCATGCTGATATCGCCTTACCGCAATACGGCAAGCTCTATACAGTGGGAAGACATAGGTAATATGGTACGACGCCTTCTTCCTGACTCGTGGAAGCGGGCGGTCTGGCTTATAAACCAGGACGCATTAGATTCCATCCTCGATCTTGAGATGGGGGCGACCGACTATCTCTACGCCATAAATATTAATGAGCGGAAGCTTGCGGGCTTCCCGTTCGAGGTCACAGAAAAATGCCCGGCCTTCGGTTCCAAGGGCGACATCATTCTTGCCGATTTCGGGGCGGGCCATTACCTAATAGGTGACCGCTCTATCGAAATCAAAGGCTCGCGCCATGTCAAGGATTCGAATGACTATGGATTTCTGACCGATGAGACATTCTGGCGCATAGTACTCCGTATTGACGGACAGCCTCTCCTCAGTGCGCCTATCACCCCATACAGGGGGGCACAGACGGTAAGCCCGTTTGTGGCGCTTGAAGCAACGACAAGCTAATTTAACGTCAGCGGGGGGTGGGGTGATCCTCCCTAGCCCTGCTCCCTTGCTGATTTTCTGCCATTATACCATGAGTAAACGAAATTTAGCGTATTTATTGATACTGCTACTGCTTTTAACGCTCTGGGGGCTGCTGACCCGGTGTGCTCATATCGACACGTCGCATAAAAGCCCCATGTTTCCGCAATGGAGGGAATGGGAGAGGCGCCAGACACTGCCGTACGCCAATCCACCGATTCGCATAGAGTTCAAGCCCCATTACTACAGTGACGGCGAGTTTATCGCCCATATCAGGCGCGAATACGGTAAATTTCATCTCCGGTTCATTGAGCGGGAGATGTTGGCCAATCACAGCGAGGTCTATTTTGCCGTCATATACCTTGACAGGGAGAAGACATGATCACGGTCGAATTTCTCAGGGATTATAAATGCTGCTGGAAGGCGGGGGACACGAGAGAGGTGACAGACTACTTCGGCGATGTGCTCATCGAAGCGGGAGTGGCAAAGAGAGTAGATGCGCCCACTAAGAACAAAATGGTGCAAGACCCTATGCGGAACAAGGGGGCGGGCTGAATCGTGGCAAATTCGGCGTCTCACAAAAAAAATAACTATAAAAAATTCGAGATAATGGGAGGCCGCAATGCGAAAACGCAATCCTAAACAATGGGAGCGTTGGTGGTGGCATTCGATTAACAATCTCTGCAAGCGTTGTGCGAAGACTTGCAAGCAATCCAGTAAGGTTGTCATTCTCAACTGCCCTTCCTTTAAAAAATCATGACACCCTGGGCAAAAATACAACCATTCATGGATACATACTTAATTTTGACGGGGACAGACCATCTGCCCCGTGACACGATTACCGTTTCGTCATTGGACGAGGCGTTTGAAGCAATCAAAAAATTTTTTGATACACAACTAGATTGCGATCTAGGAGGAAAATCACATGAAACATCTTGACAAGAAGCCGGAGCCTGCGGGTGACGGTATCAAGATACACGGATTCTACAGATTGCGGCTCACAGAAGGTGACGGCGATGTTCCTGATAAAATTGTCGGCGATAGCGGATGGTGCCAGAATACCATCACGAACGAAGGGTTTGACGACTTCTTGTGTCGGCTTCTTGCTGCGCAGGCAAGCTCCAAGCAGGTAAACTATATAGCAATCGGAACGGGGACAGCGCCTAATGTGACCCATTCAACACTTGACGGCGAAATTATGGCATCCACTCAACGCAAGACGGTGACCGTATCCGTCAGTGGATCGAAGACAGTACGCTTTACGGCTACGTTCTATAGTTCCGACAACTTTTTGACCGGGGCGTCGAACCTGCGGAATATCGGCCTTTTCGAGTCGAACGCTACAGACGATATTCTGTTCGCCGGAAGTACCTATGCATCGAGTTCATGTAATACTAATCAGAACGTCGAAATTGGCGCAGGTATGGGGCAACTCATACCCGGAAACCTGTCAAAGTCGGGGAAGCCTTCTTTTTACTTTGTTGTAAAAAATGGTAATCCCGAGCCAAGCCTCAATTCCGAGGAAGGTGTAGAGACTGGATGGCAGGCATCCCTCGTGGATGAAGGGACAGTCCAGACCACAAACGCTATTAACTGATAGCGGCGGCGAAAGCCGTAGAGGGTACGGAATGTAACGTATGATATACAGTTCTCGTAATTTGTAGTCGAGTGAAAATCAGAAGGGCAGAAATAATCAGCAAACAGGAAATCCTGGATGCTTATATAAATGACGAAAAAGCAACATTCCCAAACGAATTATTGCCGAAAAAAATGGCAATTCTTTTTTGAGGTATACCAAGAATTAAGAGGGGAGGTCTATGGATACTATAGAGCTTTTAAAGGCACAATCCGGTATCAATCTTGATATCGGTTGTGGCGAAAACAAACAAAAGCATTTCGTCGGACTTGATAAGCGAAAGCTGCCGGGGGTGGATATAGTGCATGATCTTGAAGTATTTCCGTATCCGCTCCCGGATGACTGTTGCCACACCATCATCGGCTCACATATTGTGGAGCACATAAAGCCGTGGCTTATGATTGATTTCATGAATGAGTTATGGCGCCTGTGCAAGCCGGGAGGACAACTGGCACTGGCCCATCCCTACGGCGTGAATCCGCTGTTTGTGCAAGACCCCACTCACTGTAATCCGTGCTCAGAGGCAACGTGGCAATACTACGACCCGCGCTATCCGCTCTACTTGATTTACAAGCCTAGGCCGTGGCTTATCAAGAAAGGATTTCCGCAGTGGCAGAGGACGGGAAACATGGAAGTGGCGTTTCGCAAGGTGACAGAGGCAGAGGCGGCAAAAGTCGAGAAGTACTATGGGCAATCTTGATATAGACATCCGCGATAAAGTGGAGACGAAAGAAGACCTCGGGGATGTACCGATAGTCGATTCCGTGGCCCTTGTAAGCAATGGAAAGGCGGTGTCTGTGATACGGCTTAAAACGCCCGTGAGGCTGACAGAGATTGCGAATGTGGATGTGAGGGTTAAAGGGTGAGCGCCCTTCCCGATTTTATGATAATCGGGGCTTCCCGGTGCGGTACGACTTCGCTCCATATGATGCTTGGTGAGCATCCGGTAACGATACCGCCGGCAGTGGGGAAAGAGCTTAATTTTTTCGACCTGCAATACGATGACTGCCCTATCGACTGGTATGTCAAGTGCTGGCCCGTCTGCGATACGCCGGGGATGCTGCGGTACGAGTCCTCAACCGACTATCTTTTTGACCCAGTCGTGCCCGCACGTGTCCACTTCTGGATGCCGGATTGCAAATTTATCGTGATGCTCCGAAATCCCGTCGAGCGGGCATGGAGTGAGTACTATAACTACTGGATTCAGCATTTCAAGGTGGGGATCAGCGAATTTAAGCGGCTCCTGAGCGATGTGACATACGATACACCGGAGAAGCCGCTCAGCCCGTACACGGCGGAGTCGAAGTACCGCATAGTACAGAAAGGGATATACGTCAAGTCGCTGAAGAGATGGTTCGAACTGTTTCCAAATAGGAAACAATTCCTGATTATAAAGGCTGAAAGATTTTTCACCGACTGCATGGGGGTTCTGGACGATATCTCGGATTTTTTGAGCATATCATTCGCTCCCGGCACGCCGACTGTCGGTAAGTACGATATCCTGCGTGACCCGAGACGGCCTTATCCAGATATGCCACCGAAGCTGAGGGCCGCTTACGCCGAATATTACAAGCCTCACAACGAGGCGCTATACGCATTTTTAGGGAGGAATTTTGGATGGCAATAAGTAAAGATAAGTCTGAAAGAGTTAAGGGATACTCAAACGTCCTAATAGCGAAAAACAGCCGACCGCAGAAGCGGGTTATCGTCGGCATCCCCATGACGGGGACGCTGCGCTCGGAATGGGTGATGGCGCGCTATGGACAGGTCATCCCCTGCAACTGGTCACAGAACGATTTCGTGCAATGGGTAGACCAGTACTCGCCCCTGCGGTTTATGGTGGCGGATGCCCGTAATATCATCGCCAAGCATGCCGTAGAGGAGGGTTTTGAATGGATGGTCTTTATAGACCATGACGTTATCCTGCCGCATCTTTTTCTCGTGACCATAAACGACTACATGATAGAGGGGAAGACGCCTGTTTTCGGGGGGCTGTATTTCACAAAGAGCGTGCCGTCCGAGCCGCTTATCTATCGTGGGCGGGGAAACGGCTATTTCGCTAAATGGAAAATGGGTGACAAGGTGTGGGTAGACGGCATGGGCCTTGGCTGTCACGTCATCCATAGTTCGATACTCAAGGCACTATACGACAACAGTGAGGAATATACGGTAGCAGGAGAGGCGGTGCGCAAGGTGTTTGAGACGCCAACGCGGATATTCTACGATCCCGAGACGCAGACTTTCAACACGCAGACGGGCACAGAAGACCTGGAATTTTACAGCCGCATCATGCGGGAGGGGATATTCGAGAAAGCAGGCTGGCCTGGATTCACCAAAAAGCGCTATCCCTATCTCTGTGATACCAGCCTTTTTTGCTATCACATCGATGAGGCGGGCCAGAAGTACCCGGCACGGGGAGAGCAGTCGCGATTCATAAAACAATGAGAAAAGGGACTTACAAAAAATACAAACCGGCACCGCTCCGGGGTATAAAAAAGATCGCCGAAAACCTCAGCAAGACGAGGCAGACCATGCAGGAAGTGCGGGAAGAACTCTATACGATGGCGGAAAAGGCCATCTCTGAGAAATTAAAAACACACACCGACACTTTCGACGCAATGCTTGCCGAACATAGGGCGATAAAGCTTTTGCTTGCCGAGATATACGGCATAACACAGGGCAATATAAACACTAAGGTCAGGGAGGCGAACGAGGTGAAATCTAAAAAATAATGGCGTCCTACTATGTCAACGCCTCCGCTGATGATGGTGGGGATGGCACCACACAGGCTCTAACCGGGGCTAATTGCGCCTGGAATGAAATATCAGATGTTAACTCCTATATGGGGAGCTTTGCCGCCGCAGATGATGTAAGTCTAAACCGCGGCGATGAATGGTCTGACGCCCTAGAGATTACAGACAGCGGCAATGCCGGGAACCCCATAACATTTCAGGCCTACGGTACAGGTGCAGACCCGATTATAAACGGCTCCAATGCGCTGACCACGTGGGCGGAAAGCGATATCGAGGGCTGGTATGCCGACGGCTCCGAGTTTACGGATAATTTCAACGATAACGATCTCACAGGATGGGACTCTACAACGGGCGGCGTCGCAAACCAGAACGGGCGGCTTGAGGTCACGGTAGACGGCTCCGGTGGTTCACAGGACTATATAGTTGAGGGCGGCGATATAACCGACCGTACCGAATATTATATGTCATGGAAGCGGTACTATAACGCCATAACCACTATTAATTCCGGCCACCAGATGCAGGGTGGCGGATTCTCAGGTGTGCTTCATGTCGGCCTTTATAACGATGGCGGTACCTATAAGCACAAGGTAACGACATACGACGACTCGGCCTCGGCGACCAACACCACGACCTCGGCCACCATCTCAACGGGCCAGTGGTATGAGATATGTATCTACTGGAAAGCCTCGACCGGAGCGGGAAACGATGACGGCATAGCCAAGGTCTGGATTGACGGCGAACTGGTGCATGACGTATCCAACCTCGATACCGACACGATGGATGTGGCGGCGGTAAAGCTAGGCAATAACTACTGCCACTCTGAGGTTGATATGGTTTTCTACGAGGACGACCTCAGTGTCGGAACGTCCTATTCCGGCAACGGTGCGCATATCTACGAGAAAGATTGCACGAACACGCCGATGGTCATATTTGAGGATGACACCTTCCTCAGATGGTATCAATGGGATACTGATATCTCAACCACATTCAGCGGGAAATCAGCAGGATGCTGGTCGAATAGTGGCACGACCGCTTACGTCTGGTGTACGGATGATGCAGACCCGGATACACACACGATGGAGGTAGGCAACAAGACGGGAAACGACCAGTACGGAATTTATATCCTCAACTGCTCTTATGTCACGATAGACGGCATAGAGGTCCGCTATACGACAGACAGCAATATTAAGGTGCTTGTCAACACAGGCACGGAGCGGACCATAAATATTCAAAACATGACGCTGACAGGGGCGGGCGATACGGCCCTTGATTTTGGCGGACAGGGAGCAGGCGGATATGACGACCTGATTGATTGTCTGGCTGACGGCCTGACCATAAGTTATGCCCGACGGCATGGTCTCATGTTTGGTTACGGGACATCAAGTTCTACGGCGTCAAACAGCGAGGCTCATCACTGTGGATGGGGCGGCGTGTCGGCGGCGACGGGCGGTGACGGGTTCTCATCCTGGGGGCCGGATGCGACAAATAATCCGCGTGACAACATATTTGAGTTCCTCACATCTCATGATAATTATGTCACAACGGGCGACATTGAGGGCAAAGGCTGCCGTTTTGATAACTATACGAAGGACAGCATCTGCCGTTATTGCCTGTGTTACGACAATGAAGGCTCCGGCCTGACCGATAACGGCCTTTCCGGTGATCGGTGGTATTACAATGTGTCCTACGGAAACGGCACGGGGACAGGCTCTACGTCCTTTAACGGCGGGATGCTTTTTAACGACGCCAACGGCCTGAAAATTTACAATAACGTCTTTTATGATAATTATCCTTGCGGTGTGGGCTTCTACAATGGCGATCAGGTATCGGTTGAGATCGTAAATAACATCTTTTTTGAAAATGACACATATGAAATCCGTTACGGCACGGGCTGCACGACCGGGCTGATAAGTGATTATAACTGCGTCTACCATTCGGCGGGCGGTAATTTCATGCGGCCCGTATCGGCTACAGATTGGGCAGGCTGGCAGGCTGCCGGATGGGATTTGCGGGGCATAAACTCAGACCCACTGGTAGTCGATGCCGCCGGAGCCGATTTTAACCTCAAGCCGACCTCTCCCTGTATCGATGCGGGGCGTCCTTTAGGCCTGACGCAGGATTATAACGGCAATCCTGTTCCGCGGGGATGGGGTGTCGATATCGGGGCATGCGAATATCAGCCCATAAACATCAGGGTAAATGTGAAGACGTTATAATGGCATTTCAAGACGGTTTAAGCAGTTTCTTGACTACTTGGTCAGGGGTGCATACTGCTTATTCATTTAATCAAACAGGCGCCAATACAGGTACAGATTCGGCTCACGATGCCAACTCATCATCGTATGCACAGGCTGATACGGAGAACTATCCGAATTATGGATTGAGTGCTTATTGCGCACCCAGCAATGGCTGTGACTATGATATTTACACAACTACAGATGTTGCTTTTTTGCTTTATATCCCAACTGACTTAGCAACGGGAACATATGGGCTTTTTCATAATGGCGGTGGAAGAAATGCTCAGATTGGATGGATACGGTCACAATCAAATGGCACTACTGTTGAGTTGGGGATTTCTCATAATGCCAGTGGAACAAATCAAGATTATGATACCGTAACAATTACTGAAAGAGGTTGGGTTTGTGTTGGGTTTCAGTTTGAAGACAACTCAGGCAACATGGGTATCTGGGTTAATGGTTCAAACGTAACTGAAGTTGCCCATGATTATGCGCTGTTATATGGTTCGGGTAATCCATACGTCGGCAGAGAAAATGGAGATGACATCCCTGGATGGGGTTCCGGTTCAACCATAGATAGCAGTGGTTTGATTATTGTCAATTTCGTTGCGGATAATCCGAATAATGACAATACTGCACCGGCTGGTTGCGGGGATGATTTTTATACGGATTATTATGATGAGCATTATGTTACCTCGGTAGCCGACTGCGATATTGACCTCGCTGACAGTATTTCCCTCACATTCGATATTGATTCGCAAGGTGGGGATTTACCGATAAACACATATGAATTATAAGAATTAAAATGCCGACTATCTCAGAAGACATAGACCTTTCGATAAATGAGGAGGCGTCTGTCTCTGATTCTATCTCCATAGGGCGGAATGTTATCGTTGCCATCCTGGTGTGCGTCCTGTCCGTCTTTTCCGGCGCCTCTGTGGGTGAGTCGGCAGGGGCCGGTCTGTCCAATCTTGCGGTCTCCTGTTTAGATTCCGCCTCATTAGGCGAATCGGTCGGTGCCGATATAGGCTCTGCCCCTGATATTGACGCGAGCACAAGCGATGCTGTGTCACTCGGCGAGGCATTGGGCACAAGTATTTCCGGCCTAGATATCAGCCTTCAGGACGGCATCTCTACGGGTGACGTACCAGGAGTCAGTAACCTGATGCTCTCGGCGCTGGCCTCCGACAGCATATCGTCCAATGAAAATACCGGATCGGTAATACCGCTCTGTCCGGCATCTCAGGCCGATGGTATCTCTCTGGGTGAAAGCTGCGGTATCGATATTGGGGCGGCTTCCGCAATGATAGTCAGCATCTCTGACGGAATCTCAATCGGTACAAATACCAGCATTGAGGCGCTGGGCCTTGAGTTAAGTCTGGCTGATTCAGTCTCTGCCGGAGAGGCCAGGGGCATATGTTTTAAGCACGCAGCTGGCGTTAACGATTCTGCGAAAGCAGATGAGTCGGTTATCATCCGGGTAGAAGATGCCGGTATTCTTGAGGCTCTTGATTCTAGCTCATCTGCCTCCGACTCTACGAGCGTGGGCGAGACAGTCAACGCTAATGTTTACATACAAACATCCTGCGAGCATGAGCTTACATCAACTATCACGCTGGAGCATAGCCTCAGCAGTACGATTGTTTTAGAGGGCGAGGCGAACTCGACCATCAGCCTGACCCATACGCTTGACAGTACCATTGAGACCTCGGTGACTCTCGCTTCAACCGTAAATCTCACCATAACACTAACCTCTACCATCTGCCTCGGGGGCACGATAGAGGCGTAAAGGAGCACGATAAATGGCGACCGTTTACGTAGGCGATATAGGCGTAAAAATAATACTCAATACCACAGCCGATATCTCCGGTGCGGCGGTGCGGAAAATCTACTATAAAAAACCGAATGGTACGACCGGAAATTGGGCGGCGGCACAAGAGTCGAGCACCTCTATATCCTATACCACGGCCGCAGGCAACCTTGATTCGGCGGGCACGTGGACGCTCCAGGCGTATGTAGAGAAAGGGGCGTGGAAACTCTACGGCTCCGAGGCATCACTCACAGTGAACCAGGCTATAGCATAAGGGGGCATAATGGCATTAGACACCTACGCACTTACCACCGTCGAAGCGGTAAAGGCTTATATTGGAGATGATATAGAGAAGGATGCCTTTTGGGTCTACTACTCCGGTGCCGCATCCAGTGCCGTCGTCCATGTGGACGATGACACTCTGCGCCTCAAACATAACGATGCCGCCGATGCCGCGCTCGACCTCACAGCAGCCGCCTACGACACCATAGGCGAGCTTGTGGCATATATCAACGCCTCTGTCGCCGACTGGGAGGCCGGACAAATCTGCCACTCATCGGCAGAATCGGCGGACCTCTTAGAGACGGGCGAGATTGACGCCCTCGGCGAAAGCAAGAAACAGACGCTTAAAATAGTTGACAACTACCTCATCGAGCGCCTTATTGACCGAGCCACTGATTTCATAGAGCGCTACTGTAGCCGTAAACTCAAGACCCGCTCATATACAAATGAGCAGTATTACGGCACAAACTGCGGCGACCTTTTCCTCGACCAGTATCCAGTGACGCGGGTGAACCGGGTTCAGACCGGGCGGGCGAACTCATTCAGTATAAAAAACACCTCTACCGATGCTAATTTCTGCACCGTCGAGGTAACATCGAGCGCCATGCGCTTGATCGTTGATGGCGGGACGAATGCGGACGATACAAGCCTGACTCTTGCAGACTATGCCACTATCGACCTGCTTATAGCTGCTATACATGCGCTTGGCAAGGGATGGTCATGCACCACGCTTGCCACGGATACGGACTCGCGGGATGCGGACGAGATATTGCAGCACCCGGCGCTTGCCGTAACCAGTACAAAGCAGGCATACATCGAGACCGGGGACGAGTCGCTCACAGACTATCAGGTGGTAATGCCTTCTGAGAGCAGAAATTACGGCCTAATACGTCGTCCGGGGACGTGGCTGTCGAACACCGAATACCATGTAAGCTATACGGCGGGATACACTACCATCCCCTATGCGCTGGAGCAGGCATGCATCGAGCTTGTAAAGCTCAAATACGGCAAAGGCAAGCAGGACAGCGGCAAGAAGTCAGAGAAGATAGGGAATGTCTATGCTTATGAGAATTTCGGGCCTGCCGATCTTAAATACGGTATTTCATCCGACATTCAGGCGGCGCTCGATTATTTTCGCCGAAGGGAGTTTTAATGCTGCAGCTTGAGATTAAAGACGGCATGGTGTACCTCTCGACCGATAACCGCTTCGAGGTGCTTGATGCGCTTTCGTTTCTGGTAAAAGAGTACAAAAAACTGGAGCAGCGGGATTGCATGCAGGTAACTATTTTAGACGTTACTGATCAGGGAAAATAAAAAACCATGAGTTTTCAATCACTTCTCGATAATAAGTGCGACGTAAAACGTCCTGTCGTAGAGACAACTGATCCGCTCGGCGGGTATTCTGATACGTCCTATGATGTGCTGTACCTCAACGTGCCGTGTCGATTCGAGACGACAAGCCGGAAGCTGGAGATACTGGCCTACGGCGGCAAATCCGACATCTATCCCGACTATCTGCTCTATCTTGAGTACCGCTCGGGCATCAAAGAGAGCGACCACGTGTTTCTTGACAGCCGCGTATTTGAGGTGAAGCTGGTTGAGGACTGGAGCGAGCGGGGTAAATATATGCGGCTGTCTCTCGTTGAGCTTGAGAGGATGACGGGATAATGGCTGACCGCATCACTATCGACCTCAAGGGCATAAAAGAGGCGAAGGATAACTTCAAGCGTTATTACGAGCGAAAAAAACCCGATGTGGAAAAAGCCCTGCTGATTGTAGGCTATGATATCGAGGGCGATGCTAAAAAGGGCACGCCTATCTGGACGGGGCGCCTGCGGAATTCCATAACTACATCCTGGTCGAAAACAGGCCCGAACTACTCCCGCATAAATGAGGGTGTAGACAGGCCGTCGGCGAGACGGGACGAGTTTGTAGTGGTAGTCGGCACGAATGTCAAATATGCCCACATGCAGGAATTCGGCTATTGGGGCGATGCCCCCTATCCCGGGCCCGGCGAGTATCCGCCCAGACGCGGACATGAGCCTGCCGAGCGACCGAAAGAAGGCTTCCTTTATCTCACCAAAGCATACGAGAAGCATAAAAACGAGGCCGAGCGGAAGGTGCGCCTGGTATTTAAAAGGCGATGAAACTCGATCTAGGTTCTGGCGGGAGGCGGCTTCACGGATACACGACCCTTGATAAAGACCCGAAAACAAACGCCCATATTACCCACGATATAGAGACACCACTGCCTTTTCCTGATAACCATTTCGATGAGGTAAGGGCACACCACATTCTTGAGCATGTACACACCGAGAAGAAAACCCTTGTGATGCATGAGATATGGCGGGTGTTGAAGCCGGGCGGAATAGCCGACATTGAACTGCCGTGTTATCCGCATCCGCAGGCCGTTATGGACCCGACACACCTCAGTTTGTGGCACCGTTATAGTTTCTGGTATTACGAGGCCGGAAACAGGTTTAGAGATGCCTTTGCCTCCCGCTCGACAGAGCCTGTGCCTCAATTCGCCGTCACTGAAGAGAGTCAAGACGACTGGCTTCTTAAGCTTAAATTGAAGGCCGTTAAATGATATCCATACTTGCCGTTAACTACAACAGCCTTGAATGGATGAGGCTTCTTGTAAAATCTGTCCGTAAATTTACAACTGTTCCTTATGAGATAATAGTTTTTGACAATGCCAGCGTTGACGGTTCCGTAGACTGGCTCAAAGCACAAACAGATATCAAAACGATTGTCTCTCCGATGAATTATGGGCATGGCCATGGGCTTGATCGACTGCTCAAAGAAGCTACCCATGCTTTTTGCCTTGTCCTTGACAGCGATGCTCACATCATGCGCCGGAATTGGGATTATGACATTCTTGACCTCTACCACAGCAAGCCAACGCGCCGATTGATTGCCGCAAAGGGCGGAGACCTCAAGCCAATTCATCCCTGTGTCATGTTTTTCAGGTGCAATTATTTCAGAAAAGAAGGTTTAAAATTTTCAGCGACGCGGGAGCATGACGTAGGCCGCAAGCTGTATTATGACATTACCGACAAGGGATATGAAGTATTCGGCCTCAACGTCGGATACGAAAAGCCGGGCGTCAAGTTTTATGAGGGCGTTTACGGTGATATTTATTATATCAACCGACAGCCTACGTTTTATCACAACTGGTATTCCTCGCGGATGTGGAAAAGAGATAAAGTTGACAGCCTGACCAGAGAGGAATTCGAGAGGCGGAAAGATGTTTTATTCGGGCAACCGCTCGTGAAAGAGATTATATGCGGATAATGCACGTACTTGTAGCCTGCCCTACGCTATGGCTGCGGACAGAGTCGGCCTCACGCCTCGCGCTCTCTGTCGCCAATAGCACGCATGAGCATGTATCCCTCTACTATGACGGCGATGAGGGGAGCGGATTTGTAGAGAAAATAAACCGCATTACCGCTCAAATAGATGCCGATGCCGTGCTGTATGCAGGCGATGATCAGGAGTTTTACCCCGACTGCATAGAGATGGCTCTTGCAAGTCTGGCTGAGCATTTCCCTGATACCGATGGAATGATTGGATTGAATCAGGAGCACGGTTCGACCGTCTATGGCATCAGGCTCTTGGGACGAAAGTTTCTCGAGCGGTTTCCGCAGAAAGCCGCCGAATGCCCTGACTATACGAACTATTTCGGTGATCAGGAGCTTTGGGAGTACGCCAAGAGCGTGGACCGTTTTTATTCGTCGAGAGCGGCAATAGCAAAACATCATATGTCTAAAGACAGGACAAGGGAAATCATGCGTAGTTCATGGGAAAAAGACGAGGCCACCTATCACAGACGCCGTCACCTCGGCCTGCTCTGGGGCCGGGATTTTGAGCGGATATGGTGAAAATATTCGTTGCTTCTGCCGGGCGCTGTGGGACGAAATATTTGGCGGGAATATTCGATGCGCTAACGGACATCCCATCTTTCCACGAGCCGCAACCTTATATTATCAATGATGTACTCGAGGCACTGAATAATAATGACAACCTCCAGCCTCACGAGGCGTCCGTTATAAAAGAAAAACTGGATTTGATAGAACTTCACTCAAAATCTGGAAATTACTTTGAGTCGAACCAGCAGTTCATAAAAGCTTATGTCCGGCACGTACTCGGGAGATTTAATGATGTCTCCTGTATCTATCTTTACCGTAACCCGCTTGACAGTCTCATCTCTTATGCCGAGAAATGCAGGCATTTTGAGAGCGATTGGTTTCTAAAGCCAGAATGGCGGCACAATATTCTCCGTTGCCAACCCGGCCTGTCGTTCTACGAAATGGTTCTCTGGCAGTGGTATGAAGTGAGGGCGCGCTATTATCGCTGGAAACCGTATTTTCGAAAAACATACGAGCTTGATTTTAAAAACCTCAGCAATCCCGATGAAATTAAGCGGATGTTCCGCACTCTCGGAGTAGATTACAGTCCGTTCGGCGAATTGCCCGAGGTGGATACCAATGCTGTTGTGGCGCTTGCGTTGAGGCCGCTTGAGGGGATGGTGCGCCGGATACAACGGAATTGGGGGAAACCGGGTACATGGCTCTGGACATGGGATGCAAAAGAGCGTTAGGGAGGAAGAATGAAGGACGTTGCCGTACTTGTTACAACTTTTTTGAGAGATGAATGCCTTTATCGGTGCATCAAAAGCATACGCAAATACTACCCTAGAATCCCGGTATATATAGGCGATAACGGCTATCACACAGACGAGAAACGGGAGTTTTGCAGACAGCACGAGTGTAAATACCTCGAGCTTCCCTTCGACCTCGGTGTTGGAGGGACGCGTAATGCCGCCCTGGAGCGTATTCCGAAAAAGTATGACTATATCGTAATAGTTGAGGACGACTGTGTGTTCGATGAGGGAACGAAGCTTGAAAACTGGCACGCCGTACTCCAGAAGGACAAAAGCATTGGAATTGTGGGAGGAATGCTTAAAAACGCTGACGGCTCTGAGATGCACTATGAAGGACGCCACCGCATTGAAGATAACATCAAATTTACGGACAAGATAATAAACCCGAGGTGGCAGAAGGCCGGAAAAGTCAAATATTTTCTCTGCGATCTGGTGCTCAACGTTTTCATGATGCGCCTCGACCTCTGGCGTGGAGGAATCGCTGTTTGCAAAGAGCCTATCCGGTGGGATCCGCAGTTTAAAACCGCGCTTGAACACAGTGATTTTTTCATCTCAGTGAAATATAAGCTCGTAAAAAACCGTCCTGCAAGGCGGCGAAAAGCATGGAAAATAGCATATACACCGTCTGTGTGGATATGGCATAAGCATGAAGATCCGTCAAAGGAATACACGCGTTATCGTTCCCGCAAAGTGGGATTCGACCTTTTCGGTAAAAAATGGGGATTGAAATACAGCTACAGCGATTACAACACATATAACCCCATAATTTACACCGGGAAAGATGACAGAAAAACCAATACCGCTATGTTTGATAGGCACTTGGCCGCCGCTATCTCCATCCTCAATAAGCATAAGGCAAGATGGTGGCTGATGAGTGGCACCTGCCTCGGCGCGATCCGTGACGGCAGCTATATCGGACATGACCCGGACATAGACATCGGCATTGCGCCGGGCCAGCTGAAACTCTGGAATGTATTTCTCTCTGATTTTAAACAAGCCGGATTCTTGCTTTATAAAAAGTGGACATATAACGGACATAAAATAGAGCTTAGCTTCATCAAATACGGCATCAAGATTGATTTATTCTTTTTTGGAGAGCAGGGCAATTACTACTGGTGGGGGGCATTTGGACCCGACAGGTTCGGGCGGTGGAAAGAGCATATGGAGTGCGTGGCCCGGATAGTACCGGCCTACCTGTTTCAAAACCTCAGGCACATCACATTCCGCAGAATGGAAGCATATGTGCCGAACCCGCCGGAGCGATATCTCGAGGCTCAATACGGCCCTGATTGGCAGAAGCCAAACCGGATATGGCAATACTGGAAGGACAACCGGGCGATAGACCACGGTTTCTTTAAGAAGGACAAATTTGCCTTCACGGCCGATACCTGGGGTGTTATAACCCCCCGGCATATTGACATGATAGAGGGGGTGAAAAACCTGGGGACGGACTACAAGATAGGCATATACTCCGACAAAGCGATAGAGAAGGCCAACCTTCCCATAGGTCCGCCGTATGCCGACCGCATGCGGATTCTCAGTGCGCTCGGCGTGGCAGACAAGGCGGTAAAACTCGATGCACCCCAGGCCGCAGTCTATTTCCAAAAAACAGGTAAAATCCCCGATTATTATATCACGCTTGAGCGGAAGGATGACGACGAGACATTGGGATACCTTGACGTATTCGGCGGCAAGATAATTGAAGCAAAAGATGTGCGGCAAGTAAGCCAAAGCGGGATATTTGTTAAGGACGAAAAAGGCAGAAGGCGGAAGCGGAAAGATACTATTGCAGTCGGTATTAAAACCTTTATGAGGGAGGCTAATTTTTTCCGCACCCTCGATGCTATAGAAACAAAGTTTCCATATGCCTATACACTTTATATCGCAGATGACAGCCGTATATCTGATAAAAAGCGGCTGGTATATGACCAGCTGAAACGTGACGGTCACCATGTCTTGTACATGCCTTTCAACTCCGGGCTGTCCGCAGGGAGGAACGCCATCGTAAAGGACGTGAAAGAAGACTACATATTAATCCTCGACGACGATATCCGGCTTGATGACTCTGAAACGGTGCGCAACATGAAGCTGGTGCTCGACAGCCGCGACGATATCGGTATTGTATCGGGAATTATAAAACACGAGCAGAGTGGCGCCCGGTTTGGAAACGACCGCTATAGCCGGGGTCTCATGCTTAATATTGAGGGCGGCGTGCTTTACCGCGATGCCGCCATCTCGCTCGTGCAGGACGTATCCGGCGTGAAGTTTCGCATTGCCGACCAGGTGGTGAATTTCTTTCTTGCTAAACGCGAAGTATTTCGCGATGTGAGATGGGACGCCAATATCAAGATAGAATTCGAGCACATGGACTTCTTTCTCCGGCTGAAGGAGACGGAATGGAAGGCCGCCGTGTGTTTTGACGCTTGCGGCACGCATCTAAAGCCAGACCTGCGTGATTTGGAATATGACCGCTACCGCAGAAAGGCTCCATTCGACTATTTCGGGAGAAAGCACAATATAACAAGGATTATAAATAGATGGCACTAAGAAAGATAGGATTTACAGAGCTTGTAACGGCAATTTATACGCGCCTCACCACAGACGACCTTACAAGCGATTACGACACCTACGACTATGTGCCGAACAATGCCACGCTACCCTACATCTCGATAAGCTCTCCCATAGGAACGCGCTCTGCGTCATTCAGCGCCCAGGATACACCGGCACAAGACAATATCGTGATGATTCACGTATGGAGCGACTACAAGGGCACAAAAGAGTGTGCCGATATGCTGGACGATATCGCCCAGGCTCTTGACGGCACGGCTCTTTCCATAACGGGTTATACTCCTGTAATAGCCCATCTCGATTATACCGATATTATAATTGACGGGACTGAGCCCGCCCGCCCCATAAGGCATGGCGTGCTGAGGTTCCGTGTTCACATGGCTTAATACTTAAGCAAGTAAAAGGGGGGTTGCACTCAATTTTCCGCAACCCCCTATCTCTATAAATTTTTAACTTTTTTGGAGGAACTATGACTACAGATGCTGTATCCGGTGCCAATATGACTCTTACCGCAGAAGGTGATGTGCTTGCCGGTGCTCGGACTATCACCCTGTCTTTTTCTCAGGCGACAATCGATGCCACCTCCGCAGATTCCAGCCGGGCAGGCGAATATCTCGTCGGAAGACGGGATTATACGATAGATGTGGATGCTTTGTATATCTACAACGACGTGGCGAAAAAAGTGCTGCAAAACCACATATGTAATGCTTCCCCGGCACAGGTAACGTGCATTGTGACAATGCCGGACGGGGCCACCTATACGGGCGAAGGAATCGTTACCTCTCTGGTCTATACCGGGCCTTACGAGGACTCGCTTACCGCCACGGCATCCATCACAATCACTGACGGGCTGACCTGCTCTACCAGTTAATCAGCCTGACAAGGGGGTTATATGCCTGCGAAGTCTATTGCTATCGAGTTAGGTGGAAAACAGCGGCATCTCCGCTATGATTTCAACTCTCTCGTAGCACTTGAGGACGAGTTGGGCGTAACCGTCGATAAAATTGAATCATTCGTGTCCGGCTCAGTCAAGCTGCGGGATCTCCGCACGCTGATCTGGGCCGGACTCGTGCATGAGGACGACGGAATTACGCCTAAAGATGTTGGTGCTTGGATTGATTTTCAAAATATCGAGAAGATATCCGAAAAGGTAGGACGTGCGCTTGAAGCGGCTTTTCCGCCGACAGATGATGTAAAAAAAAACTAGAAGACATAGAGGATGCTGACACAAAAGCTTTAAGCTGGCATGAATATCTCGATGAGTCCTACACCACCGCCTTAGACCGCCTTGAATTCCATCCCTTTGAGTTCTGGCGGACAACACCCGCAGAACTCTTTGCGTTGCTCAATGCGTATGAGTCTCAGACAAAGCGGCGGCTTACCGAATCGGCGCAACTCGCCTGCTGGATAGCCAATAACGCAGGCTGGCGCACAAAGCCGCTCCGGGTAACAGACCTCGTCCGATTCACAGATGAGGCGAAGGCGAAGGACAGCATGACGAGAAAGGACATTGAAGAACTGGCGGCGTTTCATAAGAAAAAATTCTGGACGAAACTTAAGGACCAGTATGCTAAAAAACAGGAGTAATTGATGCGTAAGATTGCGGATTTGTATGTAGAAATCGGGGCTAATATTAGTGGACTTAAAAAGGGTCTCGATAACGCATCATCTTCTCTAGATAGGCTCGGACGCAAAATGCAAGTCGCCGGAAGGCGGTTGTCGCTTGCCGTAACCGCTCCACTGGCGGCTGTTGGTGCGGCTGCGATAAAAACAGGAATGGACGCTATAGAAAGCGAAAACCTTTTTGAAGTATCCATGAAGGGGATGGCTGACGCGGCTAGAAAATGGAGCGATGAACTTTCGAGTTCGCTGGGACTCAATAGGTTTGAAATCCGCAAAACAGTTGGAACCTTCAACGTTATGCTTAAATCTATGGGTCTTAGCGAGAAAGCCGCATTCGATATGGCGAAGGGGCTTTCTCAACTGGCCTATGATATGGCCTCATTTTATAACTTGAAGCCGGAAGAGGCCTTTTTAAAGTTGCAATCAGGTATTTCGGGCGAAATTGAACCTCTGAAACGCCTTGGAATACTCGTAAACGAAAACACTATAAAACATTACGCCCTTACTCAGGGAATAATCAAGCAGGGGGAAACGCTAAGCGAACAGCAAAAGGTCTTGGCTCGCTACGGCGTTATTATGGAGCAGACCTCTGACGCTCAGGGGGATCTCGCCAGAACACTCGACTCTCCGGCAAATAAAATGCGGGCCTTGAGGTCAAGAATAACCGAACTATCCGCAGAAATTGGAATGAAGCTGCTTCCGGCGTTTGTGGAAATACTTAGACAGGTAGAAAAAGTAGTTAAATGGTTTTCTAATTTATCAGAGGCAAATAAAAGCCTTGTTATTAAAATTGCCACATTAACCGCCGCTATTGGCCCATTGCTTTTAGTATCCGGTAAATTGATCAGTGCCTTTGTGGCACTACGTGCAGGTGGCCTGGGCATCGTCCCTGTACTTGGCAAATTGGGGGCTGCTGCCCTGGTTGCCTATGGTGCATACAAACTTCTAATAGCCGCAAGAGAGAAATGGGAGAAAGCTACCGGAAAATATACCTCAGAAGAGACAAAGCGCTGGGCGAAACTCACTGAGCAGATTGGAGGATGGTCAAAATTTGCAGAAGAGGCAGCCAAGAAATTCGTGCCACTTAAGGCTGGAGCAGAGGCATATCGCAAAAAACTGGCAGAGATCAATAATATTTGGAATAAGTATGGGCAAAACACAGAGAAAACTTTAAAGGCTATAGCCAGTGGTAAACACGGTAAGGATTTAAAGAAATTTTTGGATGAATTAGGTGGAAAGCATCTTGACGCCGCAAAAGAGGCATCGGGCCAGGAAAAAACACTCGAGGATCTAGAAGAAGAAGCGGGAAATTTAGCGGAAACTATAGGTAGCAAGCTAAATAACGGTCTTCAAGGGCTTGTCGGTGGTTTTCAAGATGCCGGAGAGGCAGCCAGAGAAAACAAAAAGGAAATTGAGGCATGGGATACGGCAATAAAAAACCTCAACACTCATATTAAGAATACTTTATCGGATACCATTCCTAAAACATCGGGGGCTATTAATTACCTGACTGGCGAGATAAACAGCGCTGTTGAGTCTACTGGTAGCATGGGGGATTATTGGGCGGATAATATGCTCAAAATCCTTAAGTCTACGGAAAACACCACCGAAAATGTTGGAGAGCGAGTATCAAGACTGACTACTTTATGGAATCAAATGGCTGACGGTCTTAAAACGAAGTGGGCCACGACTATAAGCGATGTGTTATCTGGTGCGAAGTCATTGAAAGAAGGTCTTAAGGGCATATGGGATGCTATAAAAGAGCAGTTTTTCGATATGATAGGTCAGATGATAGCAAAGTGGGTGACCGACTTTATTGGCGGCATTCTTGACGGCATATCCAGCGCGGCATCGTCTATAGCAAAAGAGATAGGCGGAGCATTAGGAGGCGGGGGGACTTCAAGCATTGCGGATGGCATTTCTGCGGTAACATCAGGAGTCGCCAGCCTTGCAAATCCGATAAATATGATTTCGGGTGCAGTCACAGCCATTGCCAGTGTTGCTTCAGCTCTTCAGGGTCCGGGCGGCCCGTCTACAACCGACTCTTGGCATTTCGAGCATATCTGGAAAAATGTAAAAGAGCTTCGGGATTGGGCCTTTATAAACGCCCAGCAGCGCTTGGACAATCTTGAGCGATTCTCCGGTGACCGGAACGCGAAAATAGATGATAGCAACACAGCACTCCGGCGTATCCGCAGCATACTTGATAGGATAAAGGGCGATACGGGCCGCATGGCGAATGCCCTGGGTGATGTAACGTTCGCCCAGCACGGCTTCTCCGGCGTGGTGACAAGCCCTACGCTTTTTATGGCGGGTGAAAACGGAGCAGAAGCTGTGAATGTGGCGCCTTTAAGCCAATCTTCACCGGCGGGCCACAGCGAAAAGATTGAAGTGAAGATGAATCCTGCACCTGTTCATATTTATATTGACGGCAAAGAGGCGGCAATGGCCATGGCAAAGTACGTACCCGAGCTTACACGGAAACAGGTATGGCGCATCCACGAGCGAAGCCTGACGGATAAAAGATAATGACATGCCGTTTTTACTATAACAATCTATGGGATAATTATACCCTAACCGAATCGACAGAACACTCAAACTTCACCGCCGAAAACACCCAGCACCGGGATTTCAATAAAGCATGGCACAGCAATCACGGTGCAGGCTCCGGCTGGGGGTATTTTATCATTTATGCCGGGGGTGGGACACAGAACAACAAAATCGACTTCGACGAAGGCGGGGCCGAACTTACGGCGACCCTGACGGCTAGTACATACGATGCTGACACCTTAGCGACTGAGATCAAGACCCAGATGGACGCGGCGGGTGGGCTTACCTATACCGTCTCATATTCCGACAGTACGAATAAATTCACTATTTCAGCGGGTGCCAACTTTACGCTGAAGTGGAGCACGGGGACGAATGCTTCTGATAGTGTAGCCGACACTATAGGCTTTGCCACCGCGGCAGACGACTCCGGGGCATCGACCTACACGGCAGACGAGATCAGGATACACCACACAGAGGCTATAAACATAGATCTCGGCTCCGCTCAAACAGTGCATGCCGCTATGGTGCGGGGACATAATTTTCAGAGTACGGCAACGGTGAAGTTCCAGTACTCAGACGATGATTTCACTACCGTGGCGGGGTCGTGGACTTTTACGATTCAGGACGATATTCTCGCCTATCAATCAACGGCGGGCGTTACCTACCGCTACTGGCGCATAACTATCCAGGACGTAGACAACAGCGACGGCTATGTCGAGATGGGGCGCATATTTCTCGGGCCGCGGTTTGAGCCTACGCGGACGTTTCTTGAAGAGATGCGCTATGACCCTGCCGATCCCAGCATCGTGAACCAGTCTGAGGACGGACAAATATCATCCATCCAACTCGGGCATTACTGGACGAAAAACTACTCGTTTATCATGGAGTCTGCCGATAAAGCCAATTTCGATACCATGTTTGCCTCACCCGGAACGTCGAAGGGCTTGTTTATCACAGAAGATACGTCCTCTTATCTCTCGACCACCGAT